ATCTAATCTTATTCCCTATTAGATTAGCACAAAATCTTTGGGATTTCAGTGGTACGGATTATCTACCAGTTACGGATAATCTTCTCTGGAGGGGTAAGGATATTCTCCGAAGAGCACCATGCTTATAAGCGGGGTCTCCAGTACCCAGGAATAATTCTTGATTCTGTCAATAATGTATTCAATCATTCTCTAGCGTCTCCTTTCTTTCGTATTTTCGCTGTTAGTAACTGTAGCGAATGTAATATTATAATCCAGAAACCAACGGTGATAAATTGATTTTCCGGCATAATATATGTAATTAGCGCATAGATAAAGATACCGATACAGGTGATATTTCTGCACTGACAAAATTTTTGTGGAGATGGTTCCTGTCGGTATTTGGAAACCATAGGGCCAATCCAATAACATGTCAAGATGCATATAAAAAGAACAGTTAGCTGTAAGTATACTGGCAATACTATATTCCGTAGCAGAATAGTTGCCAAACCAATATATAGAATGGAAGTAGTTAGACATCCAATATAAGTATAAAAATGCAACCCTCCTGTTGTGCTTCTCAGGTAAATCATGATACATAAAGCAAATAGGTACAGACCCATATGTTTATGAAACAGAATTCCCATAATTGTCATTTTACTGAGTTCTGAAGATACAGTCTTAAACAGGAATTCAATCTGAGCAATTTCATAATTGCTTAAATGGTGTTTTTCTTTCAAGTATTTTTTAATCATATCACCTTTCGCTCCCTTCGAAACCAGAATACACTATAATGAGGGTAGGTATTCAATTTTTTACCAAACTGTATGTTTTTCCGCGTGAATTAGGAAATGCTTATATAATTGTAAACATAAAAAACAGAACCAAATTTGAGAAAGAAATCCTCTATTCCAGTCAAAAATCCCGAATATAAACGATATCCCTACTATAGTAAAGACAAGGCATGCACCTTATGTATAGCCACCAGGAACAATAGAAGGTTTCGTGACACCTGCCGAAAGGTGTATGATTTTGTCGAATGGAGGGATATTATGTCGAATAAACTTGCAGGGCAGCGTATCCGGGAAATGCGCGAAGCGCATAGTTATACCAGAGAAGCTCTAGCTGAATTAGTTGATATTTCTGACAAGTTCCTATATGAGATAGAGACGGGCAAGAAAGGCTTTTCAGCAGATGTCTTATGCCGTTTGTCGAAAGCTTTGTCTGTAAGCTGCGACTATATCATGTTTGGAGAAGAGAAGGAACACTATGGCATGGAGAAGATCATATGTGTCCTGGAGATGGTGGAGCCAAAGCAGCGTAGCAGGATGCAGGATATCCTGCAGATTTTGTACGATATGTGTGCGAGTATATAAATTCAGTAAGAAAAATACTGCATTCGGTTAAAATAGGAGATTTGGCACTGGTTCATTGCATAATGAAGTAATCATGTAATAGAACCAGAGGTCAACATGCGATTAGATGCAGAGTACAAAATTAGTTTTTTGATAAGGGAGGGAATTGTCACAATCCGTCCACCCGATAGGAGCGCCTATCTGATGAGATTTCAAAACGAAATTTTATCAGATAGGCGTTTTTGCGTTTGCTGGAGACGGAAATATAGTTTGAATAAAACAAGATACCTCCTAAGGCAGGGAGGATATAGATAGATACGAATGACAGGTTCCTCCATTCCGGCTTTCTATACAGGTAGGATAAGAATATTATTATATGGATTACTTTGGAAGGCGGCTGCAGTATTTTTGCAGCCGCCTTTTGTCGGTATTTGTCGGTCTGGGCGGTGCCGCGGCCCTCCCCTTCGAGTTTGAAGTGAAAATTCAAACTCGGAGGAAAGGACAATGAAAAACTACAAGGACAGCGATTATGCCTTGAACAAATATAGCCAGGGAATTGTCTATAAGTTTGCGGACGGCATCGTAGAGATAACCCTGGAGGCGTATCTGAGGGACAATCCAGGCAAGACAGAGGCTGATTTCCTGGAACTGAAGGCTCTGTCAGATGAAATCTACCATGAACAGGTGGTACAGGAGCATAGGACAAGCCGCCTGGATGTAAGTATAGACGGTTTGGATGAAACTGCTTTGACAGCAGCCCCGTCCCTTGACATGGCATACATCCGGAAAAATGAGGAAACAGGGGCTCTAAAGGCAGCGAAAGACCTTCTTGAAAGCGGGATGCTCACTGTAGTACAGCAGCGTAGATTTCAACTGTACTATTTCCAGGGGCTTTCCACAAGACAGATTGCAAGGATGGAGGGCGTCCACCAGCGGGCAGTTTGGGACAGCCTGATGTGGGCAGGAAAAAAACTGAAAAAATTTTATACAAGATGACTCGTCACACTCCTTGATTTTTGACATTGGTTGAAGGGATATTTTCGGAGCCCTTCAACCGCACATTGAAAATTTCATACGGGTGTGGCAGATACATGTTGACAGGCCAGGAGACTGGAAGCGACACGCCAGGACGCGCCAAGACGATATGCGGGAGATTTTATCTTAAGCATACTCCGAGCGATTCCGTCCGTAGCAGTGACGCCTCGTGGTGGGGCGGATTGCGATGACCCCTGTCACTTATCATGGTACTTCTGCCGAAAAACGGCAGCCCTGAAAAACGGGAGAACGCATCACCCCTGTTTGAGAAAGAACAGGGGGCGGCTTTTATGGTGTCCGTGGGATGATTGATACATTCCTTTACCAGCGGAACGTCAGCCACACCCTAAACGTATAGGCATGCTGGAGAACGCTGTACAGAGTAAACAGACTTTGTATAACGTTTCCGAATTCAGAAAGAATGCCTGCTTTTGGCATTCTTTAGGGAATGATTTAGATTTTCTTGAGCCGGGTATTTTCCGGCTTTAGAAAATCTTCATTCCCTGCACACTTCTATCGGAGCGATAGATACCATGCGGCGGAACCGGCCCCTTTGTCAACGTACAGCCAACCTTAGCCGTTTTCCGCTGTATGCATGTATCGCTCCTATAGGATGCAAAGGAGGCTAAAATGAGTGAGGAATGGATTGTCTGCACGGCAGACATACGGAACAGAATACACGAGGCGGGGATTTTTCGGTTAGATGAAAGAATCGTATTGACCACAAAAAGTAATGTATTATTGGAGCATTTTACGGGAAAGGCCTATAGCTACCGTATGGTGGATTTACATACCTTAAAGGTAAGGCGGCTGTTTTCAAGGCCTACACCATTGAATGAGTCAGGATTCCGGAGAGCCATAGAGAAAATGTCGGCACAGTCAGAGAGCGGGACACCATTTATACAGGATGGAAGTTCAAGAGCCAGCGAATTGCTTGCACATATCTTTTATGACATATTACCGAAGTACGGACTGGTTTTGAGGGAAAACCAGCTCTCTCTTTCCCTTGCCATGCTGGAAGCCATGGAGAAAGAGAAAGTGGCTTTGTGCGAGGCCGAAGTGGGGACGGGGAAGACCCATGCATATCTTGTGGCGGCGGTCATCTACCGTCTGTTTCATGGAGCAGGGCAGCCGATAATTATTTCTACATCCACCATCGCACTGCAGAAAGCGTTAACGGAAGAGTATATCCCCCAGATTTCAGGGATACTTTTGGAACACCGTATCCTTGAGGAACCGCTGACCTTTGCAGTGCGCAAGGGGAAAAATCATTATGCCTGTGACAGCAGGGTAAAGATTTACTTGTCTTCGGTCAAACACAATAACCGGCCGGAAGACGCGAAACTAATTGAGGTTCTGACAGCGCTTTTTGTGGGAGCCGCTTCCCTTGACCTGGATAGCCAGCCTCTTACGGATTATGTAAAGGAGAGGATCTGTGTGGAGAATTGCCGGAGCACCTGTGAATTTTTCAATGTGTGCCGTTACCGTAGCTTTCTTGGAAGATCCAACCAGGGAAAAGTGGATTTCCAAATTGCCAACCACAACCTTATACTGGCAGACATGCTTGGCAGGAAAGGCGGCAGGAAGCGTCTGCTTCCGGAGCACAGCATCCTGATCTTTGACGAAGCACACAAGCTGCCGGAGGCGGCAAGGGAAATGTATGGTGTCAGCTTTGAAAATGTGGAGCTGGAACGTGTAGCGGCCAGCATTATTAGAGTGGTGGCAGGACGCCCGGAGAAACGAGCCGCACTTTCGTTGTGTGAGGAAATGCTGGAACTGAACATGGCGTTGTTTGAAAATTTAAAAGAATCTGCAGGGATGCGGTATGATCAAACGAAAATGGAAGTTATATTTACGCCGCCTGTCCTGCTGTCCCTGAAAGCATTGACAGCCGTAGTGAAGAGCCTGTCAGTGCTTTTCTATACTACAGACCGCAGGAATACGGCATATAAGCGCATTTCCGGCAGACTGGAACGGAAGCAGGAGAAGCTGGCTGTACTCTGTGGCCATGCGGATTTTATCTGCTGGCTGGAATATACAGGGGTGACGGCCTGCAGGCTCTGTGTCCTGCCAAAGCACCTTGACTTTCTGCTCCATGAGGATTTGTGGGGCAGCGGGAAACCGTATCTTCTGACTTCTGCCACACTGTCCGTAGGCGGCGATTTCAGCAGCTACATGCACCAGACAGGGATTGACCTGCTGAACCGGAAGCAGATCCTGACCGTGAGCAAGGCATCGCCTTTTGATTACTGGAACCATGCTTTATTGTATCTGCCGGAGGACATGCCTTTTCCCAATATCAGGAAGGCAGCCTATCGGAAGGCAGTGGCGGACAGGCTGGAAGAACTTATCCGGGAGAGCTATGGGCATACACTGGCGCTGTTCACGTCCTACCAGATGATGGAGATGGTGTTTCAGGAGCTTTCAGAGAGGATAGAAGATTTTCCGCTGTTTTCCATGGGAAAAGGAAAGCTGGAAGCCATCCGGGAGTTCCGCAGGAGCGGAAACGGGGTACTGCTTGCCAGTGACAGTGCCGGGGAGGGGATTGACCTGGCCGGGGACATCCTTTCATCCCTTGTGGTGGTGAAGCTGCCCTTTCCCACACCAGACCCGGTACTGGAGTATGAGAAGTCCCTGCATGAGGATTTTCATGAATATCTGGCAGAGGTCATTGTACCCGCGATGCTTATGAAGCTGCGCCAGTGGATTGGGCGGGGCATCCGCAGGGAGACGGATACCTGTGTGTTCTCCATCCTGGACTACAGGGCCAGCGGGCGGTATAAGAACGATATTCTGGCGGCCCTGCCAGACATGCCGGTGACGGAGCGGATAGAGGATGTTGGAAGCTTTATCAGGGACAATAAACCGGAAAGCTATTTCATGGATAAGGAATGAGCTGACAGAGATTTTTGCAGATGTCGGCCAGGGCAGTGAGAAAGGCGGAAAAATGAGGTTATTGTGTGAAATAGGCGGGCTTGCATTGGCAGGCCTGCTTATCCTCTTTTTGGTCATAGATATAGCGGTTATCCGGGTAGGAAAGATCAGGGAAAAAGCGGATATGACAGAGGAAGACATGGAAACAACAGCAATTCCGGGAGAGGACCGGATGCAGGGGGATGTCATAGGACAATCTGCGGAAAGAATAGATTAGTGGATGGATAGGAAAAGCATATGGAGCAGAGAGAAGAGGGAGGAAAGCCTATGGGGTTTGACTTATCCCAGGTGGACTTTGACGCATTGAGGGAAGTGGACGTGCGGACAGCTGACCTGGATTCCCTTGTAGATATAAAGGAAATAACCATTGACCAGGAGCTGCCAAGGGAGCAGCGGATGGCAGAGTTTGTCCGGCAAGTACGCAACCCCTACTGTTTTAAGGTGGGGAAGATTGCCGTCAGCGTGGGATTCTCTCAGGATGGGGTGACATTTGAGCAACGGATGGAACAGTACCTACAGACGTTATGAGGGAAGCAGGAAAAAATATTTTTACGGATATTCCGGAAATCTGCATGGACGCGCAGAAAGATTTATGGTATCCTTAAGTCCAGGCCACAGGGCTGGGTAAACCCTGGGGTACGGACTTTCGGTAAGGCTCCTGACGGGTTTTCTGAAATCCAATCGAGCAGGAGTTATCATATGGAAGCAAAAAAACAGGAAGAATATTATGCCGACCTGTATCTGCGACTGTCCCGTGAGGACGGGGACAAGGCGGAAAGCGACAGCATTGCCAATCAGCGGGAGCTGCTGATGGACTATCTTTCCTCCCACCCGGAGATACGGCTCCATGAGGTGAGGACGGATGACGGATATTCCGGGGTCAATTATGACCGTCCGGGGTTCATACAGATGATGGAGGCGGTAAAAGCCAAGGAGATCAACTGTATCATTGTGAAAGACTTCTCCCGTCTGGGGAGGAACTTCATTGAAACAGGAAAATATATTGAAAAGATATTCCCGTTCATGGGGGTACGGTTCATTTCGGTGAACGATGACTACGACAGCGCGAGGCTCAGGACATCCTCGGACAACCTGATTGTGCCGGTAAAGAACCTGATGAACGATGCCTACTGCAGAGACATTTCCATCAAGATCCGCAGCCATCTGGACATCAAGCGGAAGAAAGGCCAGTGCATCGCTCCCTTTGCAGTATACGGCTATCGGAAAGAGGAAGAAAACAAGAACCATCTGGTGATAGACGAGGAACCGGCTGCCGTGGTGAGGGAGATATTCAAAAAGAAACTGGAGGGATATTCCGCACAGGCCATTGCGGACTGGCTGAACGGGGAGGATATCCTCTCCCCCATGGAATATAAGAAGTCCCAGGGCAGCCGGTACGCCAGTGCCTTTAAGAAGAATGACCGGGCAAGCTGGACGGCGGTGGCAGTGTTCCGCATCCTGAAGAATCCCATCTATATCGGGACGCTGGTGCAGGGGAAGCGCAGCACCCCCAACTATAAGGTGAAGAAGCTGTTCGATGTGCCGGAGGAAAAGTGGGTGAGGGTGCCGGACAGCCATGAGCCAGTCATCAGCCGGGAAACCTTTGAAAGCGTGGCGGCGCTGCTTATGTCGGACACCCGCACAGCCCCCAGCCAGGATACGGTGTTTCCCCTTTCCGGCCTGGTCTGTTGCGGGGACTGTGGGAGCAGCATGATCCGCAAGAATAATTCCCGTGCGGATAAACCCTACATCTACTATGTCTGCTCCGGCCATAAGAACCGGGAGGGGTGCAGGAGCAGCCACAGCATCCGTGACAAGGCTCTGGAACAGGCAGTCCTTGCCGCCCTGCAGGAGCATATCGCATCCGTACTGGATATTGAGGACACCCTGACACAGATTGCCCGGCTGCCTTATACCGCACGGGCGGTGAAAAAGGCGGACGGCAGGATACAGGCGAAGCGGCAGGAAGTGGAAAAATACCGGCGGTATAAGATGAAGCTCCATGAGGACTATGCGGACGGTATCCTGTCCCGTGAGGACTATATCGCCTTTGGAAAACGGTATGACACAAAGATCAGAGAAGCGGAAAGAACAGTGCAGGCGCTGGAAGCGGAGATTGAGAACCTTGTAAACGGGAATACCGGGGAACAGGAATGGATCGAGCATTTTAAGGAATACCGGAATATCAGGGAACTGACACGGAAACTGGCCGTGGCATTGATTGAGCGGATTGATGTCTATGAGGGAAAAAAGATACATATCCTTTTCCGGTTCCAGATGGAGTATGACAGCGCCAGGATGCTGGCAGGAAGCGCCCTGCAGCCAGGGGAAAGCAGCGGACAAAATCCCTCACAGGATAAGGGAGATTTCAACGAACCTGCGTATCTGGCTGTGACAGAACCCTCAAATTCCGCGCTCCATCAGGGGAATATATCCATTCCAAATGGGGCAGCACTCCGAAAGGAGGTGCTGTAGGATGGCAAGGACCAGCAGAAAACAGAGTAAAAAGATTTCGGATGGGATGAGAAATCTCCGAAAAGAGATCGGCCAGCAGACTGTCATGGAAAAAATCTACCGGACGGCGCTCTATGTCCGGCTGTCTGTCCTTGACAGCGGGAAAAAGCATAGCGACACAGTGGAAACACAGGAATCGCTGCTGCGGCAGTTCCTTGAGGGAAAGCCATGTTTCTCCGTTTTTGATGTCTATGTGGACAACGGAGAAACAGGGGTAGACTTCAAAAGGGATGAATTTGAACGGCTGATGGAGGATGTCCGGGGCGGACGGGTGGACTGCATCATCGTCAAGGATCTGTCCCGGTTCGGGAGGAACTATATCGAGGCAGGCGAATATCTGGAAAAGGTGTTCCCCTTTCTGGGCATCCGCTTCATAGCGGTAAATGACGGCTATGACAGCGCGGATCCGGCAGCGGCCGACGGGCTTTCACTACACCTGAAGAACCTTGTAAATGACGTATATGCCCGGGATATTTCCGCAAAAATTAGCCCTGCCCTGCGGGGAAAACAGATGAGGGGGGAGTTCATCGGGACATGGGCGGCCTACGGGTATATGAAGTCCAAAGAGGATAAGCACAGGATTGTAGTTGATCCAAATGCTGCCAAGGTAGTGCGCGACATTTTCGCCTGGAGGCTGGAGGGAACCAGCTACAGGCAGATTGCACGGAGGCTTACGGAACAGGGCATTCCGTCCCCCAGCCAGTACCGGTACAGGCTGGGGATTGTAAAGGACAGAAAGTTTGCAGAGAGCCTGTGGCAGACTGAGACGGTGAAAAGGCTCCTTGCCAGTGAGGTCTACCTGGGCCATATGGTGCAGGGAAGGAAACGGGAGTCCCTGTTTGAAGGGCAGAAGCAGAAATATCTTCCACGGGAAGAGTGGTTCATTGTCAGGGACACCCATGAAGCCATCATAGACCAGAAAACCTTTGATGAAGTGCAGAAGCTGAACAGCCTGAAAAAGCAGGAATACTGGCAGAAGCAGGAGAGGTTTTCTGGTGTGGAGAATACCGAGAACATTTTAAAAGGACTTGTACACTGCGGGGACTGCGGGAGAAAGCTGGTGCGGTATAAAAATATCCGTGAGAACAAACATAAAAAACCGCAGCTCCATATCTGGTATAGCTATATCTGCCCCAACCATGCTGCTGACCAGACCTTATGCGGTTTTGGAAGCATCCGGGAACTGGAACTTCTGGATGTGGTATCCGAGGCCGTCAAAGTACAGGTAAGCCTTGCGGAAGAAATGGAAGAAAAGCATTCCATGGAAAAGCAGACAAACGCTTTTCGCTTTGAAAGCCCTGTCCGGCAGGAACGGGAGCGTCTTGAGGTACAGATCAGCGAGGCGGAGGCAGAGCTTAAGAGGACAGGAAAGCACAGGGAGAGCCTGTATGATGACTATGCAGACAATCTGATGGGTGAGAGGGATTATATCTATGCCCAGAACCGGTACAAAGAGAAAGAGGCGGCCCTGCAGGAGAGGCTGTCGGAACTGAAACGCTCCCTCCAGTCCATCCATGAGGAAGAACCGTCAGCCAATCCATGGCTGAAGAACATGCTCCAGTTTCGGGGAAAGACAGAACTGACACGGGAAATGGCGACAGCTTTGATTGATAAGATTGTTATTTACAACAGCACCGCATTAAAAATTGAGTTCCGCTTTTCCGATGCTTTCCGGCAGTTAGAAGAAAAACTGTCTGGGAGACGGGAGGGGACAGCATGAGCGGGGGAAGCATCCTTATCCAGTATCTGCGTATTTCCGTGGAAGATTTGGACAACAACGGGGTGGATAAGGACGAGAGCAACAGCATCGCAAACCAGAGGGAACTGTTGAGGGGATATGTGGAGGACAACCCGGAACTGGGCGGATACCAGGTCATGGAGCTGTGTGACGATGGTTATTCCGGCACCAATATGGAACGTCCGGGGATGGAGAAGCTGCTGGATATGGCGAAGAAAGGACTGGCAGGCTGCATCATTGTCAAGGACTTTTCCAGGTTCGGCAGGGATTATCTGACGGTGAGTGACTATGTTGACCAGATTTTTCCCTTTATGGGAATCCGATTTATCTCCATTAATGACAACTATGACAGCGCAAAATGCAACGGCGCCACCAGCGGGGTGGAGATTGCATTCCGCAACGTGATCTACGGTTATTACAGCCATGACTTATCCGTGAAGGTCAGGAGCGGAAAACGGACGAAGGCCCGGAGCGGGAAGTTTATGAGTTCTTTTGCCCCCATCGGCTATCAGAAGTCGCCAGAAAACAGGAACCAGCTGGTGGCAGAGCCGGAAGGTGCCGCCATTGTGCGGAGGATTTTCCAGATGGCGGGAGAAGGCATGAGTGTCCTGCAGATCCTGCGGGTGCTGAACCGGGAAAGAATCCCCACACCAAGCCAGCTGAAGAATAAACATGGAGAGTTTCATAAATGGTGGATTGGCGTAGGTGACAATAAGGTGTGGGACGGAAGCACCGTGGTGAATATCCTGCGTGACGAAAGGTATCTGGGGAAGAATGTCTACGGAAAGTATTACCGTCCGGTGGTCGGGAATTACCGGACAAAGAGAAACAGCCGGGAGGAATGGGTCATCGTGGAGGACTGCCATGAGGCCATCCTTTCCAGAGAAGAATTTACGGCGGCCCAGAAAATTCTGAGGGAGCAGGCAGGGCGGAGCAACAGTTCAGGCGTAGTCCATCTGTTCAGTGGGAAGATACGGTGTGCAAACTGCCAGTATGCCCTCCGCAGGGTGAAGTCCCCTACGCCTAGCTACTATTGTATCACCAAACGCAGGGCGGAGGATCTCCGGTGCATGAAAGGGCATCTGAAAGAATCCGAACTTACGGAGGCGGTGTCTGCAGCGGTGAGGGCTTATATTGAAGTCCTCCTTGACAGGCGGGAACTGAAGAAAAAGACAGAGGACAGCGGGCGGATACCGGCTCTGCGCAAACAACTGGCGGCCCTGCAGGGCAGAGTGAAAGAATGCCAGGAACGGAAAGCAAAACTCTATGAACAGCTGGCAGATGAAGAGATTAGCCGGGAGGTTTTTAAGAGCAGGCAGGCTGCTCTTTCCAACAGGCAGGAAGAAGCGCAGGCGGATCAGGAACGGCTGGAGGAAGAACTGGCAAAGCTGGAGCATATCGTATTATCCGGTCGGATGGAAGAGCAGACACTGGAGAACTATCTGGGCATGGAAGAACTGACACGGGAGATGGTGGAGGCGTTTATAGACTGTATTTATGTGTATGATGACAAGTCCATACATATCCAGTGGAGGTTTGGGAATGGAATAGAAGAGTAAGGTGTGGCTGTCCGAAGGGGAAACATCTGAACCGGAACGTCTGGCTTTCCAGGCTAAGGCGCAGGAGGATGGTGTGCTTGCCTTCTTTGCCGAAGCAACGGAACTGGCATAGACGTTCATCAAGGAAGTGTTGGTCTCATCTACCACTGAGACTGGAACAGCCGGAAAGTTCCAGGATGTGTCTGGAGCCGTTCTGATACCAAAAAACGAGGAGGAAGTATACAATGGATAAACTGAGATATGTTACGATATATATGCGGTTCGCAAGAGCACCCAGGGCATGGGTATACTGCCGGGTGGCGGCACCGGATGCCTTTGCGCTGAAGGCCCAGCAGGAAAAACTTACGGCCTTTGCCGAGAAAAACCATTATGAGGTCGTGGGATGCACATCCGAGCAGGGGGCTGGTACAACAATGGAACGTCCTGGACTGGCTGAAATCACCAATGCCGTCCTCCGGGGCGAGATGGATATTCTGCTTGTCATGAATGTTTCAAGGCTGGGGCGCGATATTTGGAAAATGCCCGAATATATAGTCTGGCTGGAGAAGCACAATGTAGAGGTCATCTGCCTGGACGGCACACTTCCCATCCGGGAAGTGCGCCGATTCCTGCGGACAAAGCAGGCTACGCAGGGCGGGGCATTTGACGGTACGGGTTCGCCTTCCTTATAGAACAGATGTCGGAGGCGGTCTTTCAAAAGAAGAGCCAATAACCGCTTCTGCATTACAGAAGCGCCCACTAACGAAAGGCACCAGGGGAAGAACGCTTACGGAAAGTATTAGCATCTGGTGGCTGGAAATTACCGGGCAAAGAAAAACAGCCAGGAGGATTTTAAGGGCAGGCAAGAGAGGCCTTCCTATAGATTAGGAAGAAGCGCGGTGCAAGGGTGTCCCTGGAATGGTGGGGATGCCCTTGTTTCCTTTTTCAGAAAAAATAAATTTTTTTAAGTCCTGCTCTTGACACAAGGTGACGATGGAATCTCCGGAACCCGGTTTGACCGCCCAGGATTTACCGCCATGATGGAGGTAGTGGAGGCCGGGAACGTGGAGGCAATCATCATCAAAGACATGAGCCGCCTGGGGCGTGATTATCTCAAAGTCGGCCAGGTCATGGAAATCCTGCGTCAGAGAGACGTCCGGCTGATCGCCATCAATGACGGGGTGGACAGCGCCAACGGAGAGAATGATTTTACCCCGTTCTTGAACATCATGTATGAATTTTACGCCAGAGATACCAGCCGCAAGATTAAATCTGTATTCAAGGCAAAGGGCATGAGCGGCAAACACCTGACAGGTACTGTCATTTACGGCTACTTATGGGACGAAAAGCGGGAACACTGGATTGTGGACGAAGAAGCCGCTGCCGTGGTGCGCCGCATATTCGCTATGACCCTGGACGGATACGGCCCCTACCAGATTGCGAACCGGCTGTCACAGGAAAAGATTGAGATACCTTCCCTGCACCTCTCCCATTATGGGGAAGGCGTGAATCAGTCCAAAACGTTTAAAGACCCTTATGGCTGGGGTTCTTCCACTATCGTCAATATCCTGAAAAAGCGTGAGTATTTAGACCACACCATCAACTTTAAGACCCGCAAGCATTTCAAGGACAAGAAAAGCCACTACGTTGACGAAAATGAATGGGTAATCTTTGAGGATACCCACGCCGCCATTATCGACCCGGAAACCTTTGAGAATGTGCAGAGAATCCGCTCCAACGTGAAGCGTTACCCGGACGGCTGGGGAGAAGCCGCCCCGCTCACTGGCCTGCTCTACTGCGCCGACTGCGGCGGCAAGATGTACGTCCACCGCACCAACAACGGCAAGCGTATCTCACAATATACCTGCTCCCAATATAGCAAGGTTCCGGTTGGCGTCCTCTGCTCCACGCAGCACCGAATCAACGAAAGCGCCGTCCTGACACTGGTTTCCGATATGCTCCGGGCGATTGCGGAGTATTCCAGAAATGACCGGGCAGAGTTTATCAAAGCGGTTCAGGAAACCCAGGCCGAGCAGCAGGCCAGCGACATCACCAGAAAGAGGAAACGGCTGGCGGCGGCACAGAAACGGGCCGGGGAACTGGAAAAACTGATATGCAAGATTTATGAGGACAATGTGCTGGGCAAGCTGCCGGACACAAGATATGCCGCCCTGGACGCACAATATGCAAAGGAGCAGGAAGCACTTTCCGGCGAGATTGCCGAACTGGAAAAGGCAATCGCCGGATATGAGCAGAGCCGGAAATCAGCGGAGAAATTTATCGCCCTTGTTGACAAGTATGAGAATTTTGATAACCTGACTATCACCAT